GGGCCGATGTAGTGTTCGACGCGCTTAATCAGCCAATCGCCGTCGACGTCAGGACGAAAGCCCGACATCGTGACGGTTGCTTCCGCCTGCACTTCGGGCCGCCCAGGAAACGTGTATGTCAGCGTGCGCGTTGCGCGTGCGCGCTTCCGCTGCTCTGCTCGCGCCGCATTCTCTGCGGACACGCGATCGGGATAAGCCATGCGCAGGCGGATCACTGGTTCGCCGCCGCCGATCGCCACTTCCCGACGCTGCGCCCTGGTCGTGTCGCGGTAGTACGCGACGCAACTTCCGGCCGTGCCGCGTGTGGCGATGGTCACGCGATACTGCGTTCCATCCTTCGGCGTGAGTGTGATCCCTTGCAGGGCCGCGCCACTGGCCGACTGCGCGTCGCCGCGCTTGGCGAATACCAGCGCACCGCCCGCCGGCTTCGCGATCGCGTCGAAGCGTTTCGCGAGGCGTGACAGCAGGTTCATGTCGGACTCGTGGGCCTGGTCGATGTGCGGCAATGCGATGGAAGCCAGCGTCGACGAAATGGACGGCTTCAGCCCATGTTCGCCCGCAATTCGATTCACCATTGCGCCGACAGTCGTTCCCCGGCGCCACGACCGCGTCTTTTGCGACTGCATGTCGGACTTGCCGCCGGTGCTCTTGTCGTAGGGCGCTGCGCGTGCGCGGATCACCATTTCGCCAGGGAATCCGGACAATTCGATTTCGTCGCAGATGAACAGGCCCATATAGCGCGCCTGGTCGTCGTAACCGATATACACCTGTAGCTCTGCGCCCGTGGCCGGAACCTGGACGGGGTTGTCCTGGTCGTGATCGGCCAGCGTGATTTCTACGGTGTCCGTCGTCGTGCCGGTTTCATCAGTCAAGCGTAGCGACTTAAAGCGCGAGCGAATCTTGTCGGTGACGTCCTGGTCATTCGCCACGATGCGGAATGCAGGGGCGATGTTCACGTCCAAAGCGAAACCCCCTTCGACAGCCCTGCGGGCCGCACGATGTCGGGCAGCGTGATAGAAACGCCGGCCGGAAGGATCGCGCCGCGATCGGCAAGGCCGGGATTCGCTTCGAACACCTGGCGCAAGACGTCGGGGCTTTCGGCGCCGTAGTGGCGCCACACGATCACGTCGACGGTGTCCCCGTCGCGGGTGTTATAGGTTAGTGCCATCGCTGAATTTCTTGATGGTGACGGTGAACTCTTGTTTGCGCGGGCCGCCGTCGGCCTTATGCGCGCTGGCGATTTCCTCGACGGTCTGCACGACCCATAGGCCGAGAATCTTTCCCGTCGCGGAAATCAGTCGAACCGGCTTTCCGGCGTCGCCGATTTCGCGCAGGCTGTCCAGTTGGGTATCGCCGCCCTTGAAGTCGGGATAGATCACGCCGGGAAGCGTGATCGTGTCTTCACCTGGTCCGGTGAACTGCAACGCGTCGAGCTGCCCGACGCGTTCCTGCGCAGGCCAGCGCCACGACGTCATGCGCCGCATTTCCTGGAAGACAGCCGTGTTCAGGGAGAACTTGAAGCCGCCGAGCATCAGCAAGGTCGGCGCATTGCCGCTGCTGTTCCCGCTGAACTGGCCGCGCGCTTTGTCGGCCAGTCCGTTGATTGTTTCTTTGTAGGACATCAGGCCCCCACATCCACCAGGCTACCGCGACGCTTCACGGCTTCGCGCTGTTCTTGTTCACGGGCAATGCGGCGCGCCAGGTCATCGGCAGATTCGCCGGGCTGCTGCGTAATGTGGAACGTGTTCTGCTGCTGCACGCTCACGGACGCGGCGCCGCCGCGCTGCGCCGGCTCCGGCATCGGCGGCGCCTCTTTGCCACGCACCGGCGGAATCAAGCCGCTGGCCTGGTTGCCGTCGCCGTCTTCCTCGCCAAAGCCGACGGCGTTCGCGGCCCGACGCACTGCGTCGCCGACCACGCGGCCCGCCTTCAGTACCGGCTCTAGCTTCCGCATGATCCAGTCAGCAGCAGCGCCGACGGTGGCTTTCACCTGTTCCCATGCCTGGCCGAAATTGACCACGATGAAGCCCGCCGTGTTGCCGATCGCTTCGCCGATCCAGGTCACGGCCTTGACGACCGCCGTAACCGACTGGACGGCGAAGCCCATAACCGTACCGATCACCTGGCCGAAGCTCTGCCCCGCTTCGGACGCGCCCTGTAGCTGCGCGCTGGTCATGTTCACCGGCTCCAATAGCCGCACGATCCAGTTCCACACGGCGCCCACGGCCGACGACATTGCGTCCCATGCCGGTTTCAGCGCCGACAGCGCGGACCCCATTTCATTGAACACCGGTGCCATCGCGGTTCCGATGCCCTTGAACACGCCCGCAATCCAGGCGCCGATCGGTTGCCAATACTTGCGGATCACCAGGCCCGCGATCACAACCGCGCCGACCAGCGCCGCTATCGGGCCAGCGCCAAGAGCGCCGACGACGGTTGCGATCGTGCGGAACACGCTCACGATACGCATGCCGATGCTGCCAATTCGGCCGAGCTGGGCGACGGCCGCGCCGGCACGGAAGCGGGCCACGAAACCCATCACGGAAAGAATCGGCGTCTTGACCACAGTCCACGCATACGCCGCGCCAAGCGTGGCCGCGCGCAGCCCCGTCATCGCAAACGCTGCGCCGACGATGCCTTTCACCATGCCGGGATTGTCTTTCGCCCAGGCGGCAAACTTGTCGACGATCGGCGTCGCGGTTTTCAGCAGGTCATTCAACGGCGGCAGCAACGCGCTTCCGATCGCGACGGACAGTTCCGTCACGCGGTTTTTCATGATCTGCCATTGCGCGGCCGTGGTGCCCATGCGCGCCTGGAACTCGCGCGACATGCTGCCCTTGGCCGCCTCGCCGTTCGCAAGCTCAAGCTGACGCTTGTATTCGTCGACGCCGTTTGCGAGCTTGGCGATAGCTCCGCCCCAATCCTTGCCGAACAGGCGCGTCACCGCTTCCATCTGCTTTTCTTGCGGCAGCTTCTTGATGCGGTTGAGCACGTCCAGAATCGTGCCCTGCGCGTCCTTAATCATGCCCTTTTGGAGCTGGTCGCCAGTCATGCCGATCATTTCGACGCCGACCTGGAATTTCTTCGGGTTCATCTTGGCAATCTGAAGCTGACGCAGCATGCCCGAAGCGGCCGTATCCGCGCGCTCGGCCGACTCGCCCAGCGTGAGGAAGGTCGAAGCAAGCGCGGCGGCATTCTTCGCGGACAGGCCCATCGTCGTTGCGGCGCCGGCAAGGTCGCCCTGCATTACCTTGATGATGTCGCTGCCCTTCGAAATGGCGTTGTCATCCAGGTAATTGATCGCGTCGCCCAACTCGCCGATGTTGCGAATCGGGATTTTGAAAATCTGCGCGATCTTGCCCATGTTGTCGGCCAGCTCGCCCGCCGGAGCTTCGAAAGCGGTCGCCATCATCGCGGCGTCGCGCGTGAAGCCGATCAAGTCGTCGCGAGCAATACCCATGCGCGCGCCAGCCGTAACCATGTCGGCGATTTCATTCGTCGCCATCGGCAATTCATGGCCGAGCTTTTGAATCTGCCGTCCCATGTCGAAGTAGATCGACGTGAGCTTGCCGTTTGCGTCGCGTGCGCCGTCGACCTGTTTCGCGACGCCCAGCATCGCGGTTTCGAACTCGACAGCCTGGCGCACCGGGAAGAACGTCGCAGCGGCGACAGCGCCGACGCCGGCAACAGCGCCGCGCGCCCTGCCCCCAATCGCGTCACGGCGGCGGTTGTTTGCCTCGATGCGCTCCTGGACGTTCGCAAGTCGCTGCTGCGCTGCGCGCAGTCGATCGGACTCGCGGGAAAGCCCCGCGTATTCGGCGCGGAGCTTCGAAACATCCTTGCCCATTCGGCCGAAGGTGTCGATGCTGCTCGCAAGCAGCCGCTTACGGCGGTCGACGTTCGCGATCGCCTCGCCGATCTGCTTTAGGCCGTCCTGCGTTGTATGCAGCGCGGAACGCAGCGACGACGCAAGCGCACCGCCGATGATGATCGAAGCCTTAACCGTCTTACCCGCCATTAGCTTTCGGTAATCCCTCTATCCACCAAATGAATTTCGACACGCGAAGCGACGTGATTTCCGCCAGGGACCAGCCCGTATGTGATGCGAGCGCAAGCGTTCCCTGGCGGATGTCGTTCGGTGTCAGTCCGTAAAAAGCCCGTAGCTGGCCTGGACGCGGAGATAGTCACGCAGGGGCAGCTTGCGGATGTCGTCGGGCGACACTTCGCACAGGTTGGCGAACAGCACGACTTCGCGGGATGCGTCGTTGCCGGCGGCTTCCTGGTAGCGCTCCTGGTCGGCGACGATCGGTTCGCGCATGCGCAGGGTCGAAACCTTCGCGCCGTCGATGGTGGCCGGACGGGACAGGGTGATGTCGTTGAAACCTTCGCCTGCGGACACGTAGTCGGCGGGCTTCTTCTTCTCGTTGGACATGTGGGGTCTTCTCTCTTGGAAAGCGGGCGGCCAGGATCAGCCGCCCGCGATGTTGGTTAGATGCCGAGCGCTGCGCGCTGGGCGGCCAGGACGTCGACGCCGTCCTTAATCCAAACCATGTTCACGACGTCGATTTCGTGGATGACGCGCGGGCCGTGGGCGAGCTTGTAATAGGACAGGGCCAGCTCGACCTTCGTTTGCGACTTCTGGCCCGGCTTGGTGGAGCCGGGATCAATCGACTTCACCTTGCCGCGCATCGTGTGGACGCGGGCGGTGACGGTGCCGTCGAGCGATTCCAGAACTTCGCGGACGGTGAACGGAACCTGCGAACCCTCGGTCACGCTGAACTTCGACAGGATGTCGGGATCATCCGACAGCAGCGTCATGTCAGCGTTGAGCTTTTCGTGGCCCATCGTGATTTCCATCGGGGCCATCATGCCGCCGCCCTGGAAATCCTCAGTCTTCAGCGTGAGCTTCGGCGCGTTGAATTCTTCGACCTGGCCGGCGTAACCCTGACCGTCGACGAACGCGTTCATATTCTTGCGGACGTTGCGCATACGGTTAGAAAATCTCCGTGATGTAGTTATCGTTGATGTGCGCGCGGAACGTCATGTGCTCGGCGGGATACACCGGGCCGAAGTCGTAATCCCAATAAGCACGACCCTGCGCGATGTTCGCGGCGGTGTTCAGGTCGGGATCGGCCCAGCACTTACCGTCGAGAATGGCGCCCTTGGTCTTCAGGTCACGCAGGAAGGCGTTCACGCCGTCCGTGACGTCCTCGATGTAGGTTTTCGTGATGCCGCGATCGACGGCCCACAGATGCGCAGCCTGGATGCTGTCGGCGATGATGTCGTTCGTGCGCACCACGCACAGGAACTGCCATTTCGGGTCGATCGACAGTGTGCGATTACCCCACAGGCGGAAGCCACCCTGACGGATGATCGTCGTCACGTTGCCCTGGTTCAGCAGGTTCGCGTTCGACGTCGCATCGCCCAGGGCGAACGGAATCGGCCGTTCGGTGCCGACGATGCCCATCAGTTCGGTGTTCGACGGGGACGCCCACCAGCCCACGGAATTGTCTTTCCAGGCGATAGCGCCGGCCACGACGGCGGACGAAAACGCCGGGACGATGGCGCCGGTGTCGTTCATCTTGAGCGAACGCGGGTCCACCAGGTAAACGCGCTTACTGCCGGCATCCTTCGCTGCCTGGATGGCGGCGGCGTCGGTCTTGCTCGGGCCATCCTGGACGATGATCGCGCGCAGCTTGTCGGCGATGCCCTTCAGCTCTGCGACGACGGGATTCGCGGTCGGTGCCTGCGCGGTGCCGCCGGTCTGGTGAGTGAAGCCCGGCGCAATCAGAATGCGCGGCTTGACGCCGACGACGCTTTCGGCGCCCAGCAAGACGTGAGTGCCGGTGAACTGGCCCGTGGTCGCGCTGACGCCCCCGACGACGTTCGCCATCGTCTGCGCTTCGTCGGTTGCGGACTCGACGCGGACCACGACTACAACGGCGCGAGACTGGTCGAAGATCGAATCCAGCGCGTCCGGCAGGGTGCCGTCGCCGGCAGTGGAGTCACCGGAAACCAGTGCGGCGAGCTTGTCGGCCGATCCGGTGCAGATGACGGGGGTGTTCAGGGGGTAGACGGTGGGATCAGCCTTCGGTGCGGTTCCGACGATGCCGATCACGCTCGCCGAAGCGACCGAAATCGTGCGAACGCCGTCGTCTACATCGACGGTTTCGATCCCATGCAAAAACTGTTCGGCCATGCGGATTCCGATGCGTTACATGAAGAAACCGCATCGTCATTCAAGCGTCGCGGACGTCCCATTGCAGGAATGTCCGCGACGCCTTGTTACATCACGCGGAAGTCACTTCAGCCGGTGATCGGTTGAGCGCATCAGCCGGTGGCACTTCACCCAGGCGTTCGATCGTGTGTTCCGAACCGTCCGCAAGCCAGTACGTCGTCCCCCTGTAGTCGTCGACCAGCTCCCACGACGCGCTCACTTCGTGCCACAGCGGCGTCTTGTGGTCAGCCACCGGCGGCGGTTGCAGTAGCGTCAGGGAAGCGGGAAGCGCCTCGCCAGGCGCAAGTCGTGGCGCAGCGGCGCCCGTCGCCTTGTCGAAGGCCACAAATCGGCTGTAGTCCGGTTCTTCACGCCACGCGCCGGCATTGGCGTCCCATACATTGCGAAGCGGCGCCTGCTCGCTATGGATCGGCGGCGGCACTGCGGTAACACCGACGGGCAGCGCGTCGCCGAAGGCGAGCATATTCGGCACGACGCGCGCGGTCGCGATGTCGTAAAGCATCACGCGGCGGTAATCCGCAACGACGTCCCAGGCATCACCGGACGCGTTCAAGCGGAAAGCCTGGTTCGGGCCAAGGTCGCCCGAAGGGGCGACGATCACGACATTCGACGGCAGGAAGTATTCGCCTTCAATGGGCGACAAGAACACCTGGACGGTGCCCAGCAGTTCACGCGTGCCTTCGCAAAAGCTGAAGGCGTCGCGCGATTCGGGAAGCGGGTTCTTTTCGTTCGACATGCTGCGGGATGCTCTTAGTAGGCGATGAAATGGAACATGTGCGTACCAGCCGCGAGGTTTTCGCTTCCGCCGGTCGCCGCGATGGAAATGGTGTGGGTATGGCCGCCGCCGACGTTGAGCGTCACGCCGTGGGTGTGGTCGCCAACTGCGCCGATGGAAATCGTATGCGAGTGGCCGCCCGCGCCGTTCATGCCGATGTTATGGCCGTGCGAGCCGTTGCCGTCCGTCGTGAACGAGTGACCGTGATCGCCGACGCCGTCCGTGTACTGGCGATAATTCTCGCCCCACATGA